CTAGTGGTGAGGTGATCTCGGACAAGCTCGGCCCATTGTAACAGCAACATCGAAAGACCTCCACGACTAAAAGGGTTAAGCCGCGCGACGTACGTGAGATCTAACCCACGGAACCGCAATACACGACGCCATGGCACCAGTCAACGAAACCGTCATGACGAGCGCTTGACCGCTAGCAATCACGACGGGACGATTAATCATGACAGGAACGATGGTTGGGGCGGTCAAGTTGGTGCCGGACGCAGTGGTGCTGAAACCCCTAATAAAGAGGTAATCATCACGTTGAGCGTCCGCCGCGTTACCAGGATCTCTGACTGTGAATGACGTCGATGCGGTGGACAGTTGGTTCGTGACGTAAATCGCCACAACAACCCCTGCGTCAGCGCAATTGGCGAAATTCGTAAGCGCCAGAGACCCCTCGACCGCATTCACCTGTAACTCGCCCACCATAGCAGCCACCGGGGTAGCGGCACTTGGTGAATAATCCGCACTCGACACCAGAATCATTGATTGTGGTGTGCCCCCGGCCAGGGTACGACTGGTGCCCCAGGACGTACCGGCGCTTGGTGCCCCCACAGAAGAAAGGGAGGTACCACCAATCACCCAGTTCCCGAAGCCACGCCGATCCCCGGCTCCACGATTCGATCTACGAGCCATAAACACCTCCGAAAGAGCCACAAAATTAAACCACCGAAATGGTAGCCCCGGCGTGTAGCTATCGCCGAGTACGCTTCCTCGAGCGAGGAGTTCGAACAGAACGTTGCCCTGACTCCATTCCAAGGGGCAGTATAGAAATACCACCACCATGACCTGCAAACGCAGTGTCACTCAGGCCCGGCGATACGGGCCCCAGTCGAAGATTTTCGACTGGCCCAGGTAGCGTCGCATGAAACGGCGGAAACATGGGTGTCGCTGAAAGGGAGTGAGTAGGTGGTTGTGGTCTCACGGCCAAAGGATTAGGCTGTGAATCCCCATATAGCCCAAACGCCTCATCACTCCAATCATCAAGATGAACATTGGGCCGTGGCACAGGAGCCATGGCTTGAGTAACATCCCGATACGGAGGTACATAAGCGCCCGCAGGAGGTTGATTCTCCATAATGGTGAACCAGTGACTCCTGTAATGTAGAGCATTGGCTGCCCGGACTTGTTCATAGTCCAAGGCATCAATGTCAGGGCTAATGGTAGGAAAGGGTCTAGTCCGAAATCGATGTTGAGGGCCATCAACGAATAAAGGACCCACAAAAGACTGTGGGTCTGATGGCCCCTCGATAACGACACCTAGCTGACCTCTCTGACCAGGATCGGGTGGGCCAACGAATTCGTCATCGTCCATATAAGTCTCCACCCGACAGAGCAACGCTTTGCACGCTCACTGTCGGAAAATTAGTTATCATCCAAAGAGTGCCATTAGGGACTGTATTAGGGTGGCTCCTGCAAAAGTAAGAGCCAAACAATGCGGCAGCAACAGTAAATCGTCAACAGCACTAGAATGACAATCAAAGTGAGCACTGTTAAGATTGGATCCCGTAACCATCGCATCCCTTCCATCCTCTCCCAATGTACACTCCCCACAATGGTAACGAAGCATTCAACCACGCTCTCTACGTGATATTAGCAACATGCGCTGAAAGACGGCGGAACTCCCAAGTCCGTCTACAGCCACTTTACCCCACTCGTGCTTCCCGCTCAAAGCAAGTTTCACTCTGGTTAATAGCTGACGATCATTTGATAGAATCGCCGCTAAAGCCAGAGACATACTTGCTTCATCTTTCTGCCACAGCCATTCACACGCCTTGTTGAATCGCGGATGATCAGACGCATTTTCAAGCTGTTGCAGCCACCTGAAACTGTCGTACTGCTTGTCCCACCGCCTATTTAGGTCCTCATAGGAGCACATCCCATTAAGGACACGCATTAGGGGACGAACCCCCACGCGCAACCCGTCCTTCACATAGTCGATGTGGTGCCAGTTCTGAAGATACTGGACCTCTCGACTAGAGACGAGACTCTTTTCGACGGAGAGTCGCATTCCGAAACGGTTGTCGAGCTCTGCAGCAACACGGTCCTTATTGGTACCGACTAAACGGTACACCCCGTCATCACCTTGCACACAAAAGCTAGTGACGACACCACCAGTAGCGGCCACGCAATAATGCATGACCCACGTGTTGACTAAGCTGTCAATC